TCAGACCCATCTTTAGAGGCAAGTGGACTAAAGACTTTGCAGAGAATGCAGGAGGGTGTACAATTAAAGGCACATACAGACCAACATACAGACCCTTCTATTAGGTATGCTACAATAATCTATCTCAATGATAACTACAATGGTGGTGAGTTATTTTTTGCTAATAAAGACCTAGAGATCAAACCAAGAGCAGGATCTTTGGTGGTATTTCCTGGAACAGATGAGTTTAACCATGGAGTTAGACATGTAAAGTCTGGACCAATAAGATATGTTTTGGTTGGCTTTATAAAGGTTATAAATTTTTATCAGAATAACAAATACTAAAAAGAATGGAAGCCTAAATGAATAAGATAATGATAGAGAATAAAATTTATTACTATGAAGATGGTGTTAAAAATTTTAGCCAACTTATGCAAACAATTGATGATCTTGACAAGATTGATCAAGAGAGTGGAACAGAGTCTTGGCTAGACTGGACAGCATCTAATGATAAAAACTTTATCTATGGCAAAACAAAAAGTTTTGATATTAATGATATAAACAGAATGAACGATGACCAAGGGTATAGAGAAAAGATGAAGTATGTTTATGATACTATTCAAGAATCTTTTTATGATGTATCTGCAGACTATGCAAAAACAATTGGAGATCCAGATGAACCACGTCTATTTCCAACATTTAATATTAAAAAGTACAATTCTGGAATTGGCATGGGTGCTCATTTTGATCAACTAGATGGAGATAAAACACTTAGGTATTCCCTTGTGATGTACCTAAATGATGACTTTGATGGTGGAGAAATCTCATTTTCTTTATCAAACTATGAAGATGTTAAGAAGGTTGCTTCTCCAGATTTAGATTATGAGGAGGCCATGGGCAGAGGTCAAATACAGTTTGGGCTTAAGCCAAAGGCAGGAAGTGTTATTATTTTCCCTTCTTCTGCTCCTTATTATCATACAGCACATCTTGTAAAGAGCCACTTTAAGTATATGGTTCCTGGACATTGGATACACAACGATATGCCATTAAACAATAATCAAGGTCAATATGGACATATGTGATATTGAAAAAATACACAACGTATGGATCTTTAAAAATGCTTTAAAAAATGGTAAAGATCTTATAGAGTATTTTGAAAAAAATAGAGACTGGCAAGATTGGTATTTGTTTGGAACAAATGCTTCTGTTTCTGAGCATTCTTGTGAATTTTCGACTTTTCCAGAGTATCATCTTGATCGTAATAAAACTGAGTCTGATATTTATTTTGAAAATCAAATTAATGACTTGTTTTATGAAGTTACAAAAAAGTATATAGAAGAGAATGATATAAAGTTAGACAACTGGATTTATTCAGGCTGGAATATAGCAAAATATACTCAGCAAGAGCACGCTTCCTACAACATGTCATATCATACAGACTATCAAAGAGAGTTAGAGCATGTTCCAGGAATAAAATTTGGCCTTACTGCAGTCTTTTATCTCAATGACGGATACACTGGCGGAGCAATTAATTTTAAAATTTTTGCTGATAAAGAATTACAGATTATTGAAAAAGAATTTTCTTATAATCCAAGTGAAGGTGACATTATTGTTTTTCCTTCTAACCATCCAAACTATCATGGGGTAGATGCAACAACAGAGGGTAATAAATATATTGTAAGAACATATTGGAGATATAACTACCCAGGCAGTGATAAATGGCTGGAGATGCAAAATAAGTATGGCAAAGAAAAATGGCAAGAAATGGAAGATGAAAGAATTACTTTTATCAAAAAAAGAAAAAATGCTAGAATTATAAATCAGATACCAACCGTTATCAGTTTTGAAGAATATTATAATAAGTTTGAACAAGACAATTCTTAATATGAAAACAGCAATTGTTACTGGGGCAAGCAGGGGTGTTGGTAGAGCAACGGTAAAGTTGTTGTCCAATAACGGATATAAGGTAATAGCGGTTTCTAGAGACATAGAGAAAATGTCAGACCTGTCTTCTGATAATGTCGAGATATATAGTTTAGATGTTACAAAGCCTGACAGCATTAGGGCTTTTTATGAAAAATATAAAGATATAAGTTTAGATAAATAACGCTGGTGGAGGGCTTGATCCAAAAAGAATAATAGAAGAAACTATGGAAAACTTTAGAATAGCATACGAAACAAACGTATCTGGCCCAATGTATATTTCTCAACTATTTGTTCCTTGTTTAGAAAGATCAGAGTCTCCTACAATTATTTTTATAACATCTATAGGAGGAAACATCCCCTATCCTGGTGGTGGTAACTATACTAATGCTAAACGTGGACAGATAGGTCTTGTAGAAACCATGAGACTTGAGTTCCCACAACATAATATAAAAATAACTGAGATATGCCCTGGAAGCATTGATACAAATGGAAATAATAAGCCTGATGCTCTTACTGCAGAAGACCTTGCAGAATCAATACTTTGGGTTTCGTCTTTGCCAAGCCATCTTAATGTTAATAGTCTAAATATTAGCCACATAAACAATGCCCTTTTTAGATAAAAAAAATACCCCCCTTATTTAGGAGGGTATTTCTTTATAAGGCTACTTTGGGAACTTTTGCATCCATGCCCTAGTCTTTGGGGTGATGCCCTTCCAAGCAGACCAGTCTTCTCCGCCATTTGTCATATAGTATGCAATCTCTGCATTCTTGACGGGATTGAACAGTTCAGCATTTGAATCAAGATCAAACTTAGTTCTACGATCAGGACCAAGGTGATCAAGCATGTTTATTTGAAATACCCCATAAGAAGAATCGCCAGTTTTATGGTTACCGTTATATGCCAAAGGTCGTCCACTAGACTCCTTCTTTGCCACAGCCCAAGCAACCACTAGGTCCCTACCCTTAAACCCAACCAAAGACAATAGTGTTTTTAGTTCTACGTCAGTTAGATTTGTCTTATTTTCAAAACGTTCTAATATTTTTACCTTAGAAACCAAAAAAGCCGACTGTGGGTCGGCAGGCTCAATTTCTGAAGATTTACTTATTAAGTTATTGTCAGTTGAAAAGTCATCAGCCTTAGCAACATTGCTAACAGGTGCCAACAGTCCAACCAAAGATAGGATTCCAATCCAAGCCATCTTGTCTCTTCTCATAAAATATACCTCCTAGAGAACAATTGCTACCGTTTGGTAGCATAATCCAAGTATAACATGTTTTTGCCCTACAAGTCAACTTTTATGTAACATTTTTGTAACTTATTTATTTTGCGGTATTGAAGTGGTATAATAGAAAGACTATGGCTACAGGCGTAACTCCAACATATGATTTACCATATCCTCTAATAACTGATCCAGTTAATGTTCATGAGGATATTCAATCATTGGCAGAGCAGTTAGAATTAGTACTACCAAGCATTGGGCTATCTGCACATACAATTGAAGTTAAAAATAATAGTGGTGAAATTATTACAAAAGGAGATCCAGTTTATATTACTGGATTTGATGTTAAGGCAACCATAGCAAAATCAGAATCATCAGATTTAAACACATTTCCAATTCTTGGATTAGCACAGTCTACTATGTCAAATGGTACTGAAGGGACTGTCTTAATTTCTGGAGTATTTAGTAATATTAATACAACATCTTACACATCAGGAGATATTCTATATGTTGGTTCAACTGGAGGACTAACAACAACACAGCCAGCAACTGGTTCAAGTGCCGTGGCTGTTGTAGCAAAGTCTGGATCTGCAGGTATCCTTATTGTGGGTCAATTAAGAGGTAATGGCACTTGGGGATCATTGAAAGCAGGTTTGACATAATGGCTAACTATAGAGGACAAGAATCAAAGAGTTCTTACGATGTTGGTTTAAGACCACCAATGGTAAGTTGGACGGTAGTTAAAGGCGACACAGCAGCATTTAGAGTTTATACAACTGATGATAACAAGGATCCACTAGTTATTGAAGACTGGAATATTCGCTGTGAGTTCCGTCGTCCAGACATTGCAAACAACATAGATCAAGACTCTGCTGGAACTATTTTTACTATCACTCCAGGACCAACTCCAAATGACCAAATTGGAGAATTCACAGTTTCCCTAACTTCTGCCCAGACAGTCCAACTTCGTACTGGAGATGTATTTGATGTTGAGTTAAGCGATGCTGATAGAGTCTGGACAGTTTGTCAGGGTAAGATGGTCGTCATTGAGGATGTAACTGACTAATGGCAACTGCTGTAATTATTGATGATTACAGTAAAAGGGTAACAATTCCTAATGCCGTTAATTATCCAGTAACACAAATAGAGTATGCTGCACCACTAACTACAGTTGAGTCTATACTCCCATTTAGAGTTAGATTTAGTACTGTTATTATTGAAGGTTATTCTTCTTCAAATCCCCCAGGAATTGGTATCCAGATTATTGGTTTCTCCAACTGGATCATATAATATTTATAATTAATTATGCTATAATAC